AAGAGGAAGCCCGAGTTCTCTGCGATCGACGGGTCCTGATCGCTCGTGAGCATCAGGGTCCGGGCCACGCCCGCGATCTTCGTCTCGGCTGCGATCTCGTAGTCCTCGCGTGCCACCGTGCGCGTCAGGACGCGTAGGCTCTCGGGTGCCTGGATCCGGATCGATTCGTTCGACTGCCGGTCGAGCCCTCCTGTCGCTCGCGTGGCGTTCGTGACCGTGACCGTGACCGGGTTCAGTAGCACATCCGAGAAGCTGCCCTCGATACGGTTGATCTCGCCCGCCTCCACGTTGCCTGTCGTGCCGCCACCGATCACGTAGTCGGTCACGATGTTGCCGACCGGGATCTCGCCGTTCACCCCGTTGCCGAAGCGCAGGCGAGCTCGGTCGTTCTGATCGACCACGACGACGAAGTGCCGATCGTCCGAGCGCGAACGCAGGAAGTTCGTCACTTGCGTGTAGATCCCGTTCGTAGCCTGCAACGCTTCGACGTCGATGAACGGCGTCGAGCCGAGATCGAAGGACTGGTTCGGCAGCGCGTTCGATGCGAAGGTCTCCTGCACCGCCTCGCTGTTCTCGACAGTGGCGATCCCGATCGGCGGGTTGGTGCCGGCCGGGATCTCCAGGTCGGCGAGCAGCCGGAACGCGATCGAGCCTGTGACGACGTTGGTCGTGCGCACGATCGTGCCTGCTTCGATCACGACGTCGTTCGCCGGAACGGCTCCGAGCGCGAACGTCTCGTCGGCTTGCGCCGCGAAGGCGTTCTTCGGAACGAAGCCGAGGTTCTTCGCGAGCGCGATCAGATTCTTGCGCTGCGTCGCCTTGATGATGAACGCTTCGGCCGCCTGGTTGTCCTGATACTTGCCCGTCACGTCGAGCACGAACGCGAAGAGCTCGATCAGGATGTTGCCGAAGTTCGCGACGTTGAAGTCGGTCCACTTCGGGAAGGTCTGCCGGATGAGCGAGATCAGCCGAACCCGAAGAGCATCGAAGTCCTTATCGGTGTAGTCGAGGATCGGCGTCGGAAGAAGTGCAGCCATGGGTCCCTCACGCAGCGAGTTGCGTCAACACCTCGACCGAGTGCTCTTCGAGCAGAACTTGGTTGCCGCGCACGTTCTTCTGAATCAGGCGGAAGAAGACCACGATGCGCAAGAGCGTCGGCTTTCCGAACGGAGTCTCTTCGCGCGACACCACAACGTCGGTCACCTTCGCTCGTGGCTCCCAACGCTCGATCGCTTCGATCACGTAGATGCGCGCGAACTCTTCGAGGTCTTCGTCGTTGTTCCGGTGACGCAGCACATGCGTCGCCGACCCGAACGCGGTGCGCCAAGGAAGCTCACCCTGGATCGTGCCAAACGGCCCACGCGTTCCGATGATCAGCCGGATCGACGATTTTACGAGCTCGATCCCACCTGCGTTGGCCCAGTCGCCTCGACCGTCGCGACGCATCGGCGTGATCAGCCCGAAGCCGAGGAACGCATCGAGCGGGCTCGCGCTTGCAGCACCCGACGCGTCCGGGACCACGACCTCCTCGGTCGTGATGACGGAGCTGACGAGCGGGTATGTGGCTTGCGTGCCCATCTAGATGCTTCGGTTGCCGTCTCGATCGACTGCCTCGGCGTTGAAAGTCGGTGTCGCGGGCCAGCCTCCGCGTGCTCGGCGGACCGTGAACTGGAACCCGTTCGCAATGGTCGCACGCGTCGAGCCTGCTCGATAGAGCGGGGTGAAGCTGTCGCCATCGAAGATCATTTCGCTGACGCCGTCGGGGAACGTGACGTCGATCGAGACGTTTACCAGCTCTGCGACGTCGTCGGTCGCTGTCAGGGTGATCGCCGAATCGGGTGTAATCGGCGTGCCGGGTGCGGGCGAAACGAAGGTGACGACTGGCCGCACCGCGTTCGGTGGTGGTTCGACGACGAGCCCGACACCGTCGGGCACGAGATAGTCGGCGCTCGACGGTTGTGAAGCTGGTTCGTTGCTGCTCGTGTCGAACACGAAGACGTGCATCTCGAAGTCGGTTAGCCAACCGTCGTCATCGCGCACGACGGTGTAGCGTGTGCCATCCGTGATCGACGACGTGGCGGAGCCCGAGAAGTTGGCTGTGAACACGGTGCCGTCGTAGACCAGTTCACCGAAGCCCGTCGGGTCGTCGTAGTTGATCATGATCACGACGCGACGCAAGCCACCGATGTCACCGCTCACCGGATCAACGACGTCGATCTGCACCGACTGATCCGGATCGCGATTCGATCCGCTCACGGGCGTGAACGTCACGGTCGGGATCACGAGGTCGGGCGAGTCGAACTCGCCAGGCGGAGGTGAGCCGGGGTTGCCGCTCTCGTTTTCCGCTGCGAGCGGAAGCGAGTCGTCTGTCGCGAGAACTCCTCCGAGAAAGTCAGGCATGGTGGTTACGCTGCAACCGGAACGCTGCCGTCCCAAGGCAAGATGAATGGGCCCATCACGACGCGAGTTCTGCTACCGTCATCCGGGAACGTGTCGCCGGTCGTTCGTCCAGCTGACACGAAGCGAATGTCGTACAAACGACCGTGCGCCATTCCACGAGCACCCGAAGCCGCGCATCCGATCGTGACTTGCGGGTGTTCCCACTCGTTGCTGATCTCGTTCGCGACCAAGATTTGACGACCTCCAGGTTCGGTGCCGCCTACAGATCCGTTGCCGAAGCCGAGCGTTGCGCAGTACCAAGGTGCACTCGTCGCGTTGAAGCGCGCGCCGGTGCGAGGGTTCGTTGCATCGCTCACTCGATCGACAGTTTCGGTGTAAGAGATCGCAACGGGTGGCGTCGAGCCCTCGCCCCACACAGCGCCGACGACAGGCTTGGTCCAACCTCCGATCGGTTGCGAGACACGGCCGAAGTACCACAGCCCTGAACAGTTGCCGGCGTGGCAGATCGCGACGATGGTCACGAGGCCGTCGGTCGAGTGCCAAAGGTGATACGCGTACGCGCGATCAGTCGTGTTCGATGCTGGCCCACATCCGACGTGGCCTTGCGTGTTCACGTCACCCGTCGTAAGCACCTGTTCATCGGTCGCCGTTGGTCGCTGTGTCGTCGTGCCACCCGTGAAGCCAGCGCTCGGGCTCATGTAGATCCCGAGCTGCTTCCCGCTCGTCGTCGTCTGTGCTCGGCACTCGATCAGAATCTCGACGCCGTCGGTGTTTCGCATCACGTACCACGAGCGAGCAGTGCCGCTCGCCGCTGCTTGCCAAACGAGATCTGCGTCGGAGTCCCAACGATCGACGCCGTCTCCTGCTGCACCCGCGACTACGCTGTCGCACGAGTAGCGCGTTGTCCACGGCAGCGTTCCGAACGCGAGCATCGCGTTCTTGATCAACCTCCACAGCTGCCTGTGCGTCGTGAGCACAGCACCGGTCGCAGCTTGCAGGTTGTTCGAGTCGTGCTGCCAAGTAAGTTCGAGAGCTGCGAGTGGCATCGTGTCCTCACGGAAGCGGGATGTAGTCGCGGACGGTCCGGAACGAATCGATCAGGAAGGTCAGCGGGGTGAGGGAGGCTTCGATCGTGTCCGGATCAGTGACGAAAGCGACGGGTGCGAGCGCATCGATCCCGAGCAGCCCGAGGAAGGCCGACACCAACCCGATCAGGCGGTTCAGCGGTTCGATGCCTGCGTTCGCGAACTCCAGGAACGCGTTCAGGTCGAGCGTTGCGCAGTCGACGATCGTTCGAAGCGCCACGTTGCCAGGCTCGGCCGCTGCAAGACCGGCTTCGAGGATCCGCGCGTGCTCCTTCGCGATCTGTGTCAGCTGAAGCTTCAGAGCTTCGAGCGCGAGGATCATGCAGTCGAGGATCTCGACTAGCAGAAGCGGCAGTGCGAGCTGAGGGATCAGAGCGAGCAGCTTCGAGACCTTCTCGACCATGTCTGGCACGCACTCCACGAGCGTCGTCACGTCAAGCTCGGTGATCGCTTCCGGGATCGCCTTCACGCAAACGAACACCGCGATCACGGCGTCGATGATGTTGAAGATCGGCACGAGCGGCGCGAGTGCGGTGTTGATCGCCGCGAGCCCGTTCTTCAGCGCCTCGCCGTTGTCGGTTGGGATCCGCGGGAACTGAGCGCAGATCGGCGCGCCGCCAGGATAGGTGACGCAGCACTGATCGAAGCTGAAGAGCGGCAGGCAGATCTCTTCGAGCACTTCGCCGATCGGGTAGGTCACGAGATGATCCCTCCTGTCTTCAGCACCTTGCGGCCAGCGATCTGCACCACCAGCCCGTCGATGTCGATCATCCCCTGTGCTCGAATCAGCAGCCCGCCCGTCGTCTGGATCGTCATACCCCGACGACCGCCATCGATCTCGAAGAAGTCGCCCGACTCTTTGTGCAGCAGGATGAACGTGTCCTGACCATCGTGCGGGTTGCCCGGGTCGTCGACCGGCTCGCCTGCTTCGTTCTTCGGTGTCTCGCGGTCGTCGAACACCATCATCCAGCGCTCAGTCTCGAAGGCGCGAAGGTGCTTGCGCTGCTCGACCGGTCGATCGCGCACGCGTGTCGGCAGCTGCGAGCCTGCCTCACCCGTCACGACGTCTTCGCCCTGATCGTTCCAGAAGCCCGAGAAGTAGCGAGGATGATCCGGATCGCCTTGGTGGAAGTAGACGGCCACGGTCGAGCCAGTCTCGGGCACGTTGAAGAAGCCGCGTTGGTGCCGACCTCCGCCCATCGTTCCGATCGGGTAAGCCCAATCCGACTTCGGCTCGATCACGCCCGGGATCATGACGCGCACACGACCGAGACCGAGCGGGTCGGCGTCGTCGACTACGGTTGCGTCGTAGATGTACGGCAACCTGACGTCATCGTCTTCGAGTTCTTCTTCGGCGCTCATTTGCTCACCCACTGCCCCGTCGCGGGGTCGCGTACCAGCGCCTTCCGATCTTCGTCAAGCGGCTTCGTGTTCAGCTCGCCTTTGCTTTTCGCGGCTGCGCCCGCGCTCTGACCTCGCGTGCCGGGCAGGCGTTGATCTCCGCCGGCACGCTTCAGGTTGCGATCGTTCGCTGCACCACCTGCGTCCTTCAAGCGCTGCCCGAGCCGCACCGCTTCCTTGTACGCGCCGACGTCGGCCGGATTCTCCGTCACGCGTTGATCGACCGCGTTCGCTTGCGCGATGAAGCTACCGACACCGACGACGGCCTGACCCGCCTCCGAGAACGCGACGATGTTCTGTGCGTCATCGAGCACGTTGACGAGGTTGATCGACGCGCCGAACGGATCGCCCGCACCCTTGCTCGTTCGGTCGGGTGGGAAGAGGGCCTCGTTCACGCTCACGCCCGTGTGGCCACGCGAGCCATCGGTGATCAGCTTCAACGTCATCGGGTAGCCGTCGGCGATCGAGTGCGTCACCTCTTTCACATAGTAGCGGCCCGAGAGTCGCTTGCCGAGCCCACTCACGATCACCACCGTCTTCGCCAACACGAGCGGATCTCCGATGACTTGCAGCGTCAGCTTCACAGCTGTCTGCGAGATCTTGCGGAAGCGGCCGTCGGCTCGCTTCTTCGCCACGTTCTCGTCCGCTTCGCTCGACGGCTTCGTCTCCTCCGACGAAGCACGAAGTTCCTTCTTCCACTCGCCCGTTTCGTAGTCGCGGATCTCGACGATCTCCGACAGCACGTCGCGCTTCGTGTCTGCGTTCGAGCCAACCACCTCGTATGGCTTGCCCGTCCGTGGGTTGCGTCCGCGGAGCTTCGTCTTCGCTGGCTTCGCCGTCAGGTCGTTCTCGACGCTGTAGCTCTCGATCGCGTTCTCTTCGGTGATGTCGCCGTTGTACCAACGGAACTCGCGCGTCGGTGCCTGAGCGAGGTCGCGGCGATGCCAGTGCAGACCATCGTGATCGATGAAGAACTCGAACCCTTCCTTGAACGCAAGGCGCTTCAGCATGCGCGCGTCGGAGATGTTGGGTTGCACGATCGTCTCGAACGTCTGCGTCGTGTCTTCGATGTGCTGCGCCTCGACACCGAACCCGTTTCGCTTCGCGATCTCGCGGACCACGTCGGAGCGCGTCAGGTTTTCGTAGGTCTGCATCTCGGTCTTGCGGTGCATCAGCACCGACCGATCCTTCGCCTCGACCGTCATCACGATGCCGCCCGTTGCTTTCGTGATCACGACTTGGCGCTCGGGCGACATGAAACCGGGATAGCCCCACCTGATCCGCATCAGGTTGCCCTTCTTGAAGGTCGCTTCGTCCCACGCGCTACCGGTGAAGTTGTCGACCTGGATCGTCATCCGGTCGGCCTTCTTCTCGTTGTCCTGATATTCGAACGAAATCACTCGATCGCTCAGGTCGATCGGCTCCGCCTTGCCTCCCTCAGGCTCGATCTGCACGAGGAAGTGCGGCGCGTGCTTCTGCTCGACTCGCTGTGGTGACTTCATTCGCCCGTGATCCTTCTGCGCTCGTCGAACACGCGCTCGATGACGGTGCGCACGCTAGGGATCACCATCACTCGACCCTCTGCGAGCTTGATCGTTGGATCGTGAATCGGGTCGGGCTGGAAGTCGGCGATCACCCACCACAGCCCGCTCGCGCGATCCGGATCGATGGCGCCGTAGTAGCGCCCCGCGAGAGTGAAGAGCGTGTCGCCTCGACCGACGACGTGCTGGATGTTGTCGGACAGGCGAACGAACCGGAACGGCTCGGCACGGTCGAGCACAGTCGCACCGACCTCGTCGGTGTAGACGCGCGTGAACGTGTGGCGGCTGAGCTCTCGGGGTGGCATCGCTACTTGAACGGATCGGCCGTGAGGACACGTTGGGAAGAAGCACGTCGCAGGCCATCACGACGCACCGTGCTCGACAGCAACCTGATCGATCGGATCTCCTCGATCTCGACACGCACGCGAGCGACACGAGGTCGACCTTCGCGAGTGAACATGACGAAGTTCGTCGTGAGGTCGTTCAGCGTGACAACGATCGACGCCACCTTCGGCCAGACGAAGAGCGCTCGGGGCGGACCGCCCGACGCGACGTCGTCGGCCTCGACTGGATAGGCGAGCGATTCGAAGAAGCGCATCTTGTCGTCCATCTCGTTGAGCTCTGCGAGAGTCGTCGCGCGATAGAACAGCTCCATCGAGAACTTGGCGTTTTCCGTTCCGATGTAGTGCTTCGGCTGATGCGACAGCCCCGGGATCTGGAAGCGGTGCCAGTTCACGCGCACACCATGCTCCCACTCGGTCGGGTTGAACATGACGGGCACGACCTCTTGAGTCACGAGGTCGGCGACTTTCATCTTCGCGGTTGCCCGCGACTGCATCGCTTCTTCGTAGCTCATCCTTCAGACCCCACCGGCGCGAACGCTCGCGCTCGTTCGTTGCGGCTCGCCGACGCAGTCGCAGTCGCGATCTTCTCTTCGCCGATCATGAGGTCGACTCGCGTCGGGCGTTCGCCGTACATCTTCAGCGCGGCCGCGAGCTTCTCGTCGGACCGACGGATCTCCTCCATCAGCGCAGCCATCTCGGCCGTGCCTCCGCGCCCGCCTGCCTCAGGCGCGACCGGGGCAGCGTTCGCGGCTGCCGTCGCAGCTCCCTGCGAGCCGAACTCGTGCACGCGTCCCGACAGGTCGAGCCGTCCGACGGTCCGGATCGATCCGTCGTCCGACACTTCGGCGGCGAAGCCCTCGGCACGGAGCTCTGCGATCCTGACTTCCTGGAACTGTTCGAGCGACATGCCGCGTTGCTTCGCGGTGAACTTCGCTGCTTCGGCCGCGCTGTGCTTCTCGGTCAAGCCCCGCTTCCGCGTCACGCCGCCCGCGAGCGTGTTGTGCCGATCGATCTCGTCGTTCAGCCCGGTCAGGTCGCCCGTCAGCTCTGCGAGCCCGTCGGAGAGCCCGAACGTTTCGTCGAGCCACGTGCCGAACGCGTAGCCGGCCATGCCTGCCGCCACCACCAACCCCGCGCTCCCGAGCAGCGTGCCGCCCGACATCGAGACCATGCGGGCGTTGAGCGCAGCCATCCCGCCACGCATCGAGCCCATCGTGGCCGACGTGGCGGCGGTCGTCTTGCCGAGCAGCGCTTGCGCTGCCGTGAGCGCTGCGGTTTTGATCGTCGCCGCCGCCTTGATCGCGCTGATCGTGAGCA